CTCCCAGCGTCAAACACCCGTTGCCTAATCGCTTTTCGCTTTCGTTCCACCGTTTATACTCCGGGGCTAGAGTTTGCTTCGTGCTCAGAAGCTAGAGGGGTAATTTAAAACCCAAAACGACTTTTGCTGTTTAACAATCGTCCTCGTTTAGCTGTTTGGAAGCGCAGCTGGTTGCGCGCCTCAATTATTTGGGATGGAGACCAGTGATAAAATCGAGCCAAGCTGTCAAGCTCATTATCAAAATTAGTGACACTGGATGCATCATCTGCTGAAACAGAGGAGGCTCTCTCTTTTAGAACGGCTAAATCGTCTAACGCGGAGGATGTGAAGCCTTTTGACGTTAGCAAACCACGCTTGAGAGCACCACCTGATAGAGTTGAACCTTTACTAGTTGATTCGCCGGATTTCAAAGCCGGTCGAATATTTGGTTTTGGTAAAGGGACACTAAATGTGTCTTCAGGAGCATCTGGAATGTTGTTGTCATCGTTCAAGAATAACAAAGCCTCCTGTTGTTGCTCTGTCAGGGAGATGTTTGTCGAAATAGGTGACCCAGGGTCTGAACCAGAATCAGACGAATCCACATCGGGGAGAGTGTTTGGGTCTTGTCTTTGACCGGTTATTTGAAGATCGCCAGCGTTTACCTTCGCTGGGTGATTTATAGTCTCAAAGAATGGGACTCCCACCGAGTGTCCAACTCGGGGTATTCGTTTATATGCGGAACCACTAGACCTGTCTTTCTCGTCTAGAACTATCGTTACCAACCCTAACTCCATGTTACGATCAGTCCAAGCGCCATATGATACAGCGTAATTGTACTTGGCCTGCTTTTGAACGGGTGGTCCAATAACAAAAATGGCAGCATCTGAGCCAGTGGTCTTCACGTGACAGGAGAGATCTCCATCACGTTCCAAACATTGCCGACTATTAAAGTGGCAAGAATTTACTTCTAAATCTGGATGGCCGTACTTCCATGAGTTGTCGACTTTGTTATTGGTAATTTGAACGTTTTTGTATTCCCCCACGTTCCAGCCTTTACCTTCTTCATCGCTATAAGCGATTAAACCGTCTTGTTTGTCCTTATTAGGATCGGTCGTGCTGGCTGTAGCCTGGTACCCTTCGAAACTTCCTTCAACTGACCACTCCCCTTCTGGAATTGGAAAGATATACATTGGCGTGGCTTCAAGTTGAGTTTGAGAATACCATGTTGCATTGATGTTTGTCCAATAAAAGTTTTCGTTCTCTATGTACCGAAATCTCTGTTTCTGCAAACCATACAATGAAATGGCGTCATCAGTACCTTGGGCTTTGATTAGCGTTGTGGGAATTCCCGTGTACACGATGAACCGGTATTCTTTGGTCGGGGTCGGCTCCGGCGCAGGTGCCGGTGGGGGGGGGTCTGGGCTTGGACCTGGCCCGGGTTCCTGTTCTACCTATTTAGGGTTTTGCACGTTCACCCAAAACGTGATGCGGAAGGAGCCTGCGGGGTCTCCACTGCCATTTCCCTTGTAGAGGATGTGGAACTGATTGTCCTTGGCAGAGTGCCACTCGATGCCGTTGATTGCTTTCGCGGCAAAAGTCCGGCGTCCAGTCTTCGTGATGCTGAATTTGTTAATCGTGCTGGCGAGTGACTCGAGCTCGCAGTGTGGGTCCAATTCATGAGCGATTGAACCGGCGGCGGTTGAAGAGGCTTCTGTGATGAACTCCAAAAGGACCTGATTGATCTTATATTCATGGTAGGCCTTGAGTAATCCATTTGCGAACGCTGGACAGTCTGATAAATCCTTCCCGAACTTGAAACTCCCGGCGGAGTTGCCTTTGAGACTGTCTTTTGAGAAAACGAATTTGTGACTTGAGCTTCCTGCTCCGGGAGCCACATTGCTTCTTCGAGCGTTTCGACCTGTTCGTCGAGCTCCTCTTCTTCTTTGTGTTGGTTGAGGGGCCGCGACCAAAACCACTGGGTTAGCGCGGCGAGCCCTCCGTTGCCGTCGAGGTCTCCTTCTTCCATTTGCATTTCTCCTAACCACGACCGTATTCATTAACAATTGCGCGTATATGGGTGGAGATCTTAAGGTAGACTAAATACAAGCCTGCTACCGTGAAAGGTATTGCTGTCAATAGACCCGTGGAGAATCCTGCAAGGAATTTGTAATCTATTGTGGCTTGTGTAGTAACGAGACTTACTTTCCAATGCTTGCAACTCGTGTGTGCTTGGCTAAGTTTGTGGCGAATCAGACTTTAAGAATGCTTTCGGAATTATTTTGTGGCTGCACTGGAACGACTAGCCACTCATAAAGCTGATTCACCAAACTTGGATCATGCCGTAACTCATTGAGAATTGAAAAACAGGCATTGAGATAATTTGATATCACCTCCAAGTTTCCACTTCCAGGGTTGTACCCATAGATAAGTTTGTACAACATTTTGGGGGTACCAACCGGAAGGGCGAGGTCAGGCGCTCTAAAGATATGAGAGCAGAATTCCAGTTCGTCTGAAACCTCGACTTTAAAACCTAAATTTTTATAGACGGCTAGGTCCGTTTCCACAGATTCGAGTGCATCATCCCCCATAGCGACAGCCCATGAAGCGCCGCAATGATAGGCGGCCATAACTCTAATTCGAGAATTGGAGGATGACGTGTTGTAGGAACCACTCTTTTGCACTCCTGGAAATTTTTGTTCCAGCAAAGTCCCATCACTGAGACTCAGGACGGAGTTAGATATGCACTTCAGCCAAGCTGCACGCAGCCTACTAGTGGCGTCATTGAGATCCACCGTCAAGCGGTTGCGGACTTCCATGTCATCTTGAAGCATCCATTCCGCAACACTCCAATCGAAACCGGAGCAATCTGTGGGCACCAACAATTCCTTCCACCTGGATATTAATTCCAGTGGATCCAGTTTGAGTTGGTGGGACAGACTCATTGTAAAGTCCATCACTTGTCCATCACTCGATAGACCGAAACCGGGTTTTGATGGAATAGAGTGCCAAAGGGCTATCTCTCTTTTGTTCTGATTTTGGAACAAGACCCGGGCTACCAATTGATCAACTAGGGAAACACTCATGATGAGGCGGTAGCGACCTTCATCGAGTTTGGATTGTTTATGTGGCTCTCCTTTCACGAATAATCGGATAGGATCGCAGAGCCCGTGCTGTACTAGTTCAGCCGGTGTCATAGAAAACCAATTAACCTCCATCATCTTCTGTAAACGGATGAAGGTCAACTGGGCGAGGACCGGCAGTAATTGAGAATCTTCAACCCAACCACGATGGGTGGGTCGCCCATAGCAAATGTATGGGACTCCAATTCCAGCATCTAGCTCCAAGGAGAACACTGCGCTTTTAAAATCAATCAGGAAGCCTTCCCAGGTCAACCTGTTCCCATGGCAAGACGTCGGCCCATTCGTTTGGACATTTTGATAGGTCTCGACCGTCTTTCGGATTACGCGCTCCCGCTCCTCAGACGAGGGGATTTTAGCTTGCTCGGCGCGTTCGAGCCACCTTGCGGCTTGCAGCCGCAAGGACTTTAACTCCGCTTGGGGCCCAAATTGGGGCCACCCGAAGCCGGCGACTTTTGCCGCCAGGTTTGGGTGTTGGCGGGTGAGTGCTTCACCCCATGGCGAGTTTCTTTTCTGCCCGGGTCTGTACCAGGCGGGCAGTTTACCACATTCCCTGAATCCTGGGACCTCTTTGCCGGAACCACATACTTCCCAGCTGTATTGTGAATTGAAGTACTGGGTGAAGTCATGGGCTTGTTCGGAGTACGTTTGCGGGGCTTTCGCGTTTTCTTTGTTGTCTGCTCCGCACACATTCTTGCCGCCTCTTTCTCGACGTTGGCGAGGTTGATCTGTGACATTAGTGCCTTCATCAACGCAGCCATTACGTCTTCGGAGCCAGCTTTCGGCCCTTCTCCTTGGATGTTTGAGTGAGGGGGTAGAGATTTCCCGGTTGTTTCGCGGTCGGCGCCGCGCTTCCCGTTTCCCGACACTGAAGAGTCAGGAACGGAAGTTAGATTCTCAACTTCCCGGAAAGTGGATTCTTGGGGTGGAGTTGGAGGAGTTGGCATTACTGGGGCTACTGGTGTTGGTGATCTGTTCTCCCAAGCCAGGTCTTTACCTGGGTGCCTTTTTGATAAAATGGAGTGAATCTCTGAAAGAGAGTATTCATCCATGAGTTCGTTGATCTCTTCATCAACGTAAACCCTCCCAGTGGGGGCCGTCGTCTCGAACACGTACATGGGTGTCGTGAGTCCCACCACTGGGGGAATAGCGGCCATAAGGTTAATGTTCTTTCCTTCATTGCAACCTACATGGACCCCCACGACTGTTTTGCCGTTGAAGTGAGGAGTTCCGCTGAATCCAGGCCGAGTGGTACACAACGTCGATACGAACTTGTTATGCGTGCCCACTATCTCGGCGTTTGTGGACTTCCAACCATCCTCATAAAAGAATAAGGAGGTTTTACACTTCGCCAATTGCTTGGCAGTGATCATTGGAGTGGCTTTGCAGGCTAGGAGCCCTTCCCAATTGGGTGGGCCTTGATAAATTGCCACATCTCGATCAGTACTTGAGATGAGAACATTGAATTGAGACAGGGGAATTTTCCCGCCCTTCCCCACGATCTTGACTCCCTCGTCGCATACATGGCTAGCTGTCAACAAGCCAGTTTCATTGTTAAACAACCTGACGCAGGTTGCGTATCCGCAGTGAGAGCCATCATCATATTCTACACGCAAGACGCTATTCTTTGGTGGTGACTGGTTTATAGTGTAAGAATTGAATCCTTTCACAGCCATCTCTTTACTCACAGAGTTCCTTCTGGAGAATGGAGTTCGAAAACAAATCCAGGTCCATCGTAGGACAGTAAGCAATAGGGAAATCGGCAAGCCGCCAAAAATCCAACGTGCCATCATGACCATACAACGAGTACAGGCATAAAGCAATGCGATGGTAATGGCGAGCACAGTGTTGCTGATCACAAACTGACAAGTCCAATAGATGGTCGCCCAGATTACAGAGAACCAAAGTAGCGTCAACAGCCACAACGCGCGATTTAGCAAAGCACTTAGGTAGTCTGTCGCTGCTCGCGCACCACACTGCAAGGAATTTAGCAAAGCTGCCGAAGTATGCGAGGAGTGGGTGGCGATTGTGGTAGAGCCTCTCCGCCACAGCTCCAGAATTAAATCGCTGGAGCTCACCGATGATATCGGAACGGGAGGTCGTTTTAGTGGAGTCGAAAAAGTCTCCATCAGGTGTGGGGTAAAAGCCGGTACGTAAAGAGTGCCGGAGAAGTTTTGCTCGTGTTTCATTCCCGGTGGGAATGCGTTTATTGCTGGTGAAACAGCCTCCGAGCATGAGAGGCAAAAGAAAAAGAACAGAGCGTAGAAAACAAACTTGTTCATGGTGATGGAGGAAAGTAGCGAGGAATTTCAAAACCAAATTTTCACAGGTTAAAAAGGTTGCCACTAATTGTAAGCGCTGTGAAAAAGAATTAGCTTCAGATTCCACAAGCAAAGAGTTGTATTTGAGAACAAACAACATATGCTTTCCTCTCG